CTACACTTCTACCCAATCTGGGAAGCAGCAACAGTAGATGAGTGGTTGTACAATGGTGGCCCATACCAGTTGGTAATCTTCCACTTCCTTATCGGTATCTCCGCATACATGGGAAGACAGTGGGAATTATCATACAGACTAGGTATGAGACCTTGGATCTGTGTTGCATACTCAGCTCCAGTATCTGCAGCATTCGCTGTGTTCTTAGTATACCCATTCGGTCAGGGTTCATTCTCAGACGGTATGCCACTAGGTATCTCAGGTACATTCAACTTCATGTTTGTATTCCAAGCAGAACATAACATATTAATGCACCCATTCCACATGGCTGGTGTTGCTGGTATGTTCGGTGGAGCATTATTCTCCGCAATGCATGGTTCACTTGTAACATCTTCTCTAATCAGAGAAACAACAGGTCTTACATCACAGAACTATGGTTACAAATTTGGACAAGAAGAAGAGACATACAACATCGTAGCTGCACACGGTTACTTTGGTCGTCTTATCTTCCAGTATGCTTCATTCAACAACTCAAGAAGTCTTCACTTCTTCCTAGCAGTTTTCCCTGTTGTATGTGTATGGTTAACCTCTATGGGTATCTGCACAATGGCCTTCAACTTAAATGGTTTCAACTTTAACCAGTCAGTTGTAGATGCTAACGGAAAGATCGTTCCTACATGGGGCGACGTTCTTAACAGAGCAAACTTAGGTATGGAAGTAATGCACGAGAGAAATGCACACAACTTCCCACTAGACTTAGCATGTGCTGAGACTACAGAAGTTGCATTATCTGCACCTTCAATCGGTTGACATTCTAAATATGTTTGATATAATTAAGAGATCCTTACAGGGTCTCTTTTTTATTGATATAAATTATTGTGTTACATTGAACACACATAAAAATAAAATTTGTATAAATCTTTCTTAAATAATCATGAAGGACATGAACTCAATCGGTGGAATTGAAAATCCATCTGAAAAATATCACAGAGCATTAGATCTCTTTGTTGAGTCGGTGTTAAAACCAGATCATGATCTTCGTGGTTGTGCTCACAATCAAGGTTGTTATAATGAATTAATGAAAGTGAGAGAACACGTTTTAGAGTATCTCACAACCTTGAAAGAGTAAAAAAAAATTTACTACAGAAAAACTTATGAACGGCCGTCTTAAAAAAGTGGACATGGAATCCAGACTACTTAAGATTAAACAAGGTATTGATACAAAACATTGGTATCCACAATGGGATGACAGAGAAAGATGGGCAGCCCAACAAGTGTTGAATAACGCATTAGACATCTTACAAGAATTTGAGTATTAACAATGATTAAAACTTTAATTACAGAGTTTCCTTTAACAACTGTTACTAGTCCTAGAAACTCAACAGAACAAAAAATAAAAGATATTGCCTATACAAAGGAACAGGTTGATATTCTAATCGCTGCTGCAGTTCAAGATGCAGTTGATCAAGCAAGAGAGATTGATGAGATATCAATGGCAAAACATAATCGTGATGCCACAGTGATTAGTATGATATTGGGATTTACTACACTTGCGTTATTTGTGGATGGACTATTAAGAATGTTAGGTATCATTCCACCCTTTATGGATCTAGATGTAAATATTTTAGATAAAATCGAAACTGATATCATAGATAAGATAAAACAAGTTCCAATTCAAAAAATATTTCATAAAGGGAAACTTTTTTAAGATGAATGACTTTACAGCTTTTGTTTACTTAGCTTTTTTAGTTGGTATCTTAGGAGCTACTTTTGCCTTCATGTGGAAGATGACTACATCTACTTTGAAGGAAATGGATAAACCAAACATAAACATTCACCCAGAGATGAAAGATGTTCGTTCTGGTGAATCACTACTCGTTTTTAAATCTAAGAAAGATGAAAATGATGGTGATGATGAAGAAATTATTATTGTAAGAAAATGAGAGAGCAAATTATTAAAGCATTGATATCACACGCACAGGGTGATATTGAAAAACACAAAGCAAACATTGAAGTCTACCTTACTAATCCTGCTGGTATTGGTGAACACTCTGATATTATGGAAGCAATTGAACATGAATTAGATCAGATTGCAAAGTATATGGATCAGATAGAGGTTATACAAAAATATATTAAGAAGTGATAGTTATTGAAAATAGGCGTCAGAGAGGGCCATAAGGTCGCCAGACCCTCACACAATATAATTTACGTACATTACTTAAAATAAATAAACTTAAACAAAAATTCGATGGCTAACGATCTTTATGAAGATATGAGAATCCTAAATTCTTTATATGAAGAATTAATGTGGGATCATGACGATGAGTTGCAATTTAGTATAGAAGGTGATAGGATTATTATTACTAATTTAAATATGACCAAAGGAGCTGAAGATGCCAGTTTATCGTGATTATGAAATTAGAATAAATCTCAATGAATTAATTGAAAAAAGAGTTCCTTGTTGTGATCTTTTACATCCAGATCATTGTTTCACTGAGTCTCAAGTCACTCAGATAGCACATGATATCAATATGGATTTAGATTTACATCCAATCTTTAAACAGATTGATGAACATATTCTACGATACGTAGAGGCTGCAGGAATTAACAATGACGAACATTGGGTTGAAAAACGTTTGAAAGATTTAGAGCCATGAATTCTATGACTAAAATTAAACACCAGATAAAATCTAATAAGTATTATCTGTTTTGGGGTGCTGCAACTATTGCAGTGATGTTAGGACAGATATATGTTGGAACAGGATATCGTTTGATGTCACAAGAGGTAAGAGACCTTGCTGAGATAATTACTATCAAAATAGAACTTGAAGAATTAAGAGGCACTGGTGGAGGATTTATTTACTAATGCATTTTACAGTGTATTCTAAAGAAGATTGTCCATATTGTTCTGCAATCAAACAAATATTCATCGGTAAAGATTTCAAATTTACTGAGTATAAATTAGATGAGGACTTCACTAAAAAAGAATTTTTAGATGAATTTGGTGTTGGATCTACTTTTCCACAAGTTACTATGAATGGAAATAAGTTAGGTGGATGCACTGATACTGTAAAATATCTAAGGGAGAACAAAATAATCTGATGAGGAAAACACAAATAGATCTATTCGATCTAATCGAACATGTCATTGATGATGTCTTTTTAAACAGCATATACACTTTTGATATGTATCGTTTTCTAAGATCAAATCAAGTAAAAAGGCCAGTTGTCGATGAGTTTGTCGATAGTATAACTGCCAAAAATATTCAAGTCTCAATTGATGAGTTGAATTTATACTTAGAAGGCGGAAGTGACTCTGATCACAGACAGATAAGGGAAGCTTATGGTCATCTTGGAAAACCAACCGCAAGGAAGATAAGAGATTATCTTAATAGGATTCTAACTGATGCTTGGAAATATCAAAACGATAAAAGGCCAGGTAGAAGGAAAGGATCTAAGAATCGTAAAAAACTAACTAAATAAATTTAGATATAATCGAAGAATGTTACAGGTCACACTTGTTTATTCAACATTATTTGCCATTGGTGGTACAGTGCTTGGTATCTTTATTGGATGGTTCGCTTGCGAAAAGTGGAGTGAATTTATTGTTCTTAAAAATGCACAGGTTTCATCTCACCCAGAGATGTACGATCAGAATGGAAACTTAATCAGCACAGAACTTACAGCAGTTCGTGTTGTATTGGATGAAAATGATTACTACTTGGAGGAAGAAGATTAATTATGGCTGCAACTAAAACAAAATTGCCACCAAACCCATTGATAACAGAAGTTCTTGATGCTGTATCAAAAGCGAGATCTAAAACTAAAAAAATTGAAATATTAAAAGAGTATGACTCCCCTGCGATTCGTGCTGTATTGATATGGAATTATGATGAGAGTGTGAAGAGTATGCTCCCAGAAGGAGATGTGCCTTACAGTCCAAATGAAGCACCAAAAGGAACTGATCACAATCAGTTAACTTCAGAGTATAAAAATCTATATCATTATGTGAAAGGTGGAAACGATCCTCTACCCAATCTTAGAAGAGAGAATATGTTTATTCAACTTCTAGAAAGACTTCACGCAGAGGAGGCAGAATTAATCTGTTTGACAAAAGACAAGAGATTGAAAGAGAAGTATAAGTTAACTAAAGAAACCATAGCTGAAGCTTATCCAGATATTCACTGGGGTGGTAGATCATGACCACTAAAGTTTTAACTGAGGATCAAATTACTCTCATGAAAGATAATGGTGTTACTGTAATTTTTAATGGGTGTACTGTAGAAGCTGCTAAAGATAGAGGTTTACCAACCACTGCTTGGTTGATGTCTTGTAAATTAGAGGATAAAGAGTGGAAAGATGTCGTTATGGGTAATAGAGTTGATGTGTTTGATTCTTACTATGATGCCTTTGGTACTAATGTGATTCAAAAAATGGATTGGACATCTGGAACTATAAGCCCTACTTCATGGAATGTTGTAACAAAACAACCAAACAAAAAGAAAAGAAGAACAAAGGGAGGAGAAACTAGTGCCTGAGATAAATGATCCGCAACAGGACTTGAATAATTATACAGTTGATATGAAAGAGATGAAAAAAGTGGTTAAGAAATATAAAAAAATGAAAAAATATATGAAGTCTACGATGTATGAAATATCAAAATTGAGTGGTAAGAAAACTTTTATTGATAAATTAGTAGAGAAATACGGTCAAGACCCTAATTCTGTATCAGATAATACATAATTACTTGCCTATATAATAGGAATGTGTTAGAATTAACACAACGTTCATCCCGAAAGGGACGCAAGTAAGCCGACTCGGAACGGATCGTTCATCCTCTTCGGAGGACGCACAGTTGACTGAAGGAACGGGGCAAAAATCCCTACTACTTTGGAGAAAACCAATGGCAACAGTCACTTATCGTGGTGTCGAATACGACACTGAAGAGTACAACGCAAAAGTTGTTGATGAAGCAGCAAAGCGTGAAAGACACGAACTAATGTATCGTGGTCTCAAAGTTAAAAGCAAGGCATCACCTTGCAGTTAACGTTAAGGAGGGTTGAAACCCTCCTTTTTTTATGGTATAATTAATAGAAATACTGAGAATTATGCGAGAACAAATTCTTAACGCACTGATTGCTCATGCAAAAGGTGATATCGAAAAACACAGAGCAAATGTTGATGTTTATCTGACTAATCCTGCAGGAGTTGGTGAGCATACGGACATTTTAGAATCTATTGAAAAAGAATTAGATGCGATAGCAAAATATCAAGACCAAATTGACGTAATTAACAAATATTTTAAAAAATAATGGATAGACAAAAATTGAAATTATTAGTTCGACAATTAGAGATAGTTGTTGATAATATAAAAGCAGAGGTTCTATCAGATACTGAATCTTACATGTCGATGGACACTTATGAGGAGATTAAAAAAACGGAACCTCATTTAACATATGATGAAATTTTAGATGACGACGATGGCTACCCAGACTAGAGCAAAAAGATTAGTTAAAT